ACTGGTCCAGTCAACAAGCAGCGCGTTTCTGGCTTCTCTGGTATCGCATCTTCACGCTTCAACATTGATGGCGGTGCTCGTCCTGCAACCATCATTGGCGCAGCAGACATTTATGTGTCTGACTTCGGCAATGTGCAAGTCGTGCCTAATCGCTTCCAACGCGAGCGTGACGCATTTGTGATTGATCCAGAATACGCAGGTGTTGTAACTTTGCGCCCATACCAACAAATCGAGTTGGCAAAGACTGGCGACGCTGAGAAGCGTATGCTAATCGTTGAATATGGACACAAGGTATATGCAGAAAATGCCCACGGCATTGCTGCTGACTTGGTTACTTCTTAATTGAACTAATGAAGGGTCTGGGGAAACTCAGACCCTTTTTTTACATGATTGAAAAAAGATTATTTAGTACAGACGCTGATCAGGGGATCACGCGCACATTTGAATTTGACGATGAAACGAATCAGGCAACGATTCACACACAACAAGATGTGACTGCGATCATTGAAGAGAATAAGCAAGAGTACGCACAGGTTGATGAGCGTGCTCGGTGGGGCGAGTGGAGCAGAGTCGCCAGCATCCCGATGTCTATCTACTTTCAGCTCAAGGCTGAAGGCAAGCTAGAAGACGAAGCCTACATGAAGCGTTGGCTTAATGACCCAGAAAACAAGTATTTCAGAACTAGATCAGGACAACTATGACCCCAAACTACATTGCAGTCTGCACACCAGCGCGTGACATGGTTCACGCTAATTTCACCTTCTGTATGGTGAACATGGTGGCGCACCACACTATCAACACGACTGATGCGGTGTCCTTGAAGATTATGCAAGGAACACTTATCCAGACCCAGCGTGCTGATCTGTGCCTAGACGCAATGGCTGAGGGTTGTACCCATATCTTGTTTGTTGACTCAGACATGACCTTCCCGCAGGACATGATTGAGAGACTCTTGGCGCATGACTTGGATGTCGTGGCAACAAACTGCGCAAGGCGCAGGATGCCGACAGGACCAACTGCCCAGCGCTATGACGAGAACGGTGAGCGCGTGCTCGTCTACACAATGCCAGACTCCACAGGGATTGAGGAAGTCGGCTCTATCGGCATGGGCGTGATGCTCATCAAACGCAAGGTCTTCGAGGCTTTAACAGAACCTTGGTTTGAGACTCCTTGGCGCAATGACAAGCGCGGGTATGTTGGCGAGGATGTTTTCTTCTGTCGTAAAGCACAGTCGGCTGGCTTTAAAATCTACATAGACCATGATGTGTCCAAAGAGATCGGACACATTGGGACATTTGAATTCAAGCACGATCACACTTGGGTGATGCGCGACTTGGAGAAAGCAGAAAAGGCTGAAGATGGCGTTAACCACTTATAACGAGCTGAAGACTTCTGTCGGGGACTGGCTTAATCGCTCAGACCTGACTACTGCTATTCCTGACTTTATTAGTTTGGCAGAGGCTCAGATCGAGCGTAATCTGCGCACCAGACAGATGATCGTGCGATCCACAGCATCGATCAATACTGAGTACGCTGCCACTCCAACTGATTTTCTAGAGACAAAATCTTTTGTCTTAGACACTAACCCCGTCACCCCATTGCAGTTTGAGACTATCAGCGCAATGAACGATTTGCAAAGATTAAACAGCGCAGCAAGTAAGCCGTTGTACTTTAGCGTTGTGGGTGAGCAGTTTCGCTTTGTCCCAGAACCAGACACTACTTACACGGGTGAGTTGATCTATTACGCAAAGTTGAGTAAGTTATCAACTGCCAACACAACCAACTGGTTACTGACTTCTTCTCCTGATGTTTACTTATACGGTGCATTGCTGCAAGCAGCTCCTTACCTGCAAGATGATGCGAGAATCACGGTATGGGCATCGCTCTACAAGACGGGTCTGTCAGAGTTAAAAGAGGCTGATGACCGTGGGTCAACATCTGGTGTGCTGATAACTCGCGCAAGAACTTTAGGCTAGGAGAAAAAAATGGCTATTGTTACTACAACAAAAGGCGAAATGGACGACTCTCTTCTTGAGAAAAAAGAGGGGATAATTGACAATGACAATGAGACAACTCAATGGGTTGAGTATTGGCTAGAAGGCGAGCTTGTGCATCGTTCAGTCGATATGAAATTAAAACGCATGACCGTGACTGGTGAAGCAGTCGCTCAATCTTTAGGTTGAAGATGGCAGGTAGACCAAGAATTTCGGAGCTAGAAAGATTTATGTCTCATGTGCATAAAGATGATTCTGGTTGTTGGATTTGGTCTGCATACTGCATGAAAAATGGATATGGATTATTCAGAAATCCAAAAAAACATGATCTTGCGCATAGAGTTGCATACAGACTGTTTAATGGATTACTAGATAACAGAGATGTAATGCACAAATGCGATGTTCGTAATTGCGTGAATCCAGAGCATTTAAGTCTTGGTACAAGATTAGAAAATATGCAAGATGCAAAAGCAAAAGGTAGAGTGTGTTTTGGAGAAAGACATGGAAGATCAAAGTTAACTAATCAACAAGTCGATTTGATAAAGAAATCAGATAAGTTTCAAAAAGACATTGCATTAGAGTTTGGAATTTCTCAGTCTCATGTGAGCTGTCTTAAAATAGGCAGTAAGTGGCAAAATAAAAGCGTTAATTGGGTATAACCCAAGAAAGGAACTATCATCGCAAATACTCAAGCAATGTGTACTTCGTTCAAGGGCGAATTACTTGTAGGTCATCACAACTTTGGTACTGGTGTTACTCGTGGCTCTACTGCTACCGACTCGTTTAAGGCTGCCTTGTACTTGGCATCTGCAACGGTTAACGCATCGACTACCGCATACTCAGCAACCAACGAAGTCTCTGGAACTAATTATGTGGCTGGCGGTCAAGCGGTGACATTTGGCACAGCGCCAAGCACAAGCGGTACTACTGCATTTGTGACACCAAGTGCCAGCATCACATACTCCAATGTGACTCTATCTACTGCATTTGATGCGGTGCTCTTGTATAACAGCACACAAAGCAACAAGGCAGTTAGCGTCCACACCTTCGGTTCTCAGACCGTAACGGCTGGTACTTTTACACTCACCATGCCGACGAATGACGCAAGCACAGGCTTGATCAGACTCGCTTAAATTTAAGGGGCAGCAACATGGCTGCTTATGGCTCTGGTAATTACGGCTCAGGTAATTACGCAAGCACCATATACCCTTATGGCGTATATGGTGGCGCTAACTATGGACAAGGCGCTTATGGCGTAGGCGTTACCACAGCTAACGGTAACGCAGCTACTGGTAATGTTGGCTCTGTCGTACCAGTCAAGACCGTAGCAATATCTGGAAACGCATCAACGACTGCCGTTGGTAGCGTTACAGAAACAATTTCCATTCAAGAAGATGGAACGGTAGCAACTGGCAATGTTGGTACTGTTATCGCAGCAGTATCGGCAGCCATTACAGGTAACTCTTCAACTACTGCGGTTGGTAGTGTTGAAGAAGTAAGAACACACGCAATAACTGGTAACGCATCAACGACTGCCGTTGGCTCAGTAAGTCGAGGCGCTACATCCTTTGCCGTTACAGGTAACGCATCAACTACTGCCGTTGGATCGGTTAGTCGAGGCGCAACATCCTTTGCCGTTACAGGAAACGCATCGACTACTAGCGTTGGCATCGTACAAGAGTCAACATCAGTTCAAGAAGATGGGACAGTAGCAACAGGAAATGTTGGTACTGTTGTCGCAGCAGTATCGACAACCATTACAGGTAATTCGTCAACTACTGCTGTTGGCTCTGTCAGTCGTGGCGCTACATCAATAGCAATTACTGGTAACGCATCAACTACTAGCGTTGGCTCAGTAAGTCGAGGCGCTACATCACTTGCCGTTACAGGTAACGCATCCACTACTGCCGTCGGTAGCGTACAAGAATCAATATCAATTCAAGAAGATGGAACGGTAGCGACTGGTAATGTTGGTAGCGTTACTAGCGAAAGGTCTATTGCAGTAACGGGTAACTCGTCAACTACTGCCGTTGGCTCTGTAACTCGCGGGGCTACATCCTTTGCTCTAACTGGTAATTCTTCGACTACTGCGGTTGGTAGTGTTGCAGAGGAGCGCACTCACGCTGTAACTGGTAATTCTTCTACGACTGCGGTTGACTCTGTTGGCGTAAGCAGATCAACAGCGATCACAGGCAACGCATCAACTACTGCTGTCGGAAGCGTTACCAGAGGCGCAACATCCTTTGCGTTGACTGGTAATGCGTCAACCTTGTCGGTTGGCTCTGTGGTTGCAACCCCACTAATTGCAGTTACAGGCAACGCATCCACAACTGCGGTTGGATCGGTTACTCGCGGAGCAACATCCTTTGCCATAACTGGAAATTCATCAACGACTGCCGTCGGTAGCGTAACCCGTGGCGCAACATCCTTTGCTCTGACTGGCAATGCCTCCACAACAGCCGTAGGCAGCGTTGCAGAAGGAATCTCCGCATCGGTGACGGGTAATGCGTCAACGGCTGCCGTAGGCTCTGTAAGCCGTGGCGCTACATCTATTGCGTTGACAGGTAATGCGTCAACGACTGCCGTTGGAACTGTATTAGTCAATCTGTCTGAGCAAGAGGATGGCGTAGTCGGCACAGGTAATGTCGGGTCTGTCGGCTTATCTGTCACGATATCCATCTCTGGGGTCTCCTCAACCGCAACAGTCGGTACTGTCGGCAAGGCGTTTGGCATTGATGGCAACCAGTCAACTGGTGCGGTTGACTCAGTAGTCAACAGCTTATCGGTTTCCATCTCTGGTAATTCGTCTACTTGTGATGTTGGAACTGTAATTGCCGAGACTTTTGTAGTGGTTGATATATCTGGCGTATCTTCAGCAACTGCTATTGGTAGCGCACAGAATGCTAGAACTCTTGAGATAATTGGGGAAATCATTGCTGGCGCTGTTGGCAATGTTGGGTACTTTTATTGGGACAGACAAGACGACACGCCAGAGACTTGGACAGCACAATCTGACACATCGGAAGATTGGACACCAGTCGCGGATACATCGGAGAGTTGGAGTCCCATCTCAGACACATCGGAAAATTGGTCAGAAATATCGGACAATTCAGAAACATGGACGCAAGTCCCAGCATGAAGGTGAACTATGGCAGATACCACAACAACCAATCTATTACTAACTAAACCCGAAGTTGGGGCGAGTACAGACACTTGGGGCACAAAGATCAATACCGACTTGGACTCGGTAGATGCAGTCTTTGCAGCAGCAGGAACTGGAACATCGGTCGGTCTTAATATCGGTAGCGGTAAGACATTGAATCTTGCTGGAACGACAAAATTTGTTGGTTCAACATCAGGCACTACAACAGTCGCAGCAAATGCGGTTGCTGGAACTAGCGTCTTAACTTTACCTGCATTAACAGGCACGATCGCTTTAACAACTAGAACTGTTCAAGTATTTACTTCTGGTTCTGGTACATACACAACTCCTACTGGGTGCAAAGCAATTCTTGTAGAGTTGATAGGCGCTGGTGGTGGTGCTGGTGGTAATAACTCAGGTTACAACGTAAGTGGCGCAACAGGGACGGCTGGTGGAAATACTACATTTGGTTCACTAACAGGAGGCGGTGGAGCTGGAGGAACTGTAAGTGCAGTTCCCCCTGCTGGTGGCACGGCTTCTGGTGGCGATGTAAATATTACAGGAGCAATAGGCGGAAGTTCAGTTTCCCAATCTGGAGGAGCAGTCGGCAATTCTGGTGGCGCTGGATTTTTTGGCGGTGGAGTAGGAGCTGGAGGTGATGGTCAGGCAGGTCCAACACCAGCAGCAAATAGCGGTAGTGGAGGCGCAAGCGCAGGTACATCTAGTTCTGGGGTTATGGGTGGCGGTGGTTCTGCTGGTGGATATGTTAGAAAATTAATAACTTCACCAAGTGCTACATATTCTTACGCTGTTGGTGCTGGCGGTGCGGCTGGAACAAGCACTATTGGCGCTGGCTCAAGTGCGGGTGCGGCTGGAATTATTATTGTTCAGGAGTTTTATTGATATGAAATACGCAATTATTAAAGATGGTGTGGTTGTCAATGTTGTTGAATATGAAGAACAACCTTCTACACCTCCTGCTGGATTTGATGAAGGTCATGTAACTATTCAAGCAGATAGGGTAAGCATTGGATGGGTATATGCAAATGGTGAATTTACTGACCCTAATCCTCCTACGCAAACAGAAATAGAAGTTAAATCATTGACCGATATGATTTTGGAAAGCCCAACAGAGTTAGCAAAACTTAAAACTGCTTTGGGTATTGCATGACCTCAGAGCACACAACCGAAGGCGCTGCTGCGCTAATTGCCAAGGCAGCACCTCCAGTTACTGTATCCCTTGCAACTGTCGCTGGCTATCAGGTCAGCGAGGTATTGATCTGGGCTACCTTGATCTACACGGTCTTGATGATTTGCCACAAGTGTTACCAGATTTATAAAGAGGTGAAGCATTGACCCTTTCAGCCTCCTCTTATTGGCACAAAGCGCTGTCAGCGCTATCAAGCAGGGGTGCGACTTTCTACACCAAGGTCGTATTCAGCTTGAGTCTGCTAAGAAGACTGCCGAGGGAGTCTTGGACGATGTTAAGGCAATCAAGAATATTTTTAGTTGGTTCATCGGACTATTCGCACCTAAAGAAAAGACTGTCAACGATACGGCAAAGCCTGTGGCGAAAGCGCCAGCCAAGCCAGCAGCCAAAGCAAAACCAGCCACACAATCCTACGAACAACTAGAACTAAATCTAATCAAGGACATTGGTGAAAATCTTGGGTTGCTCTTTGACACACAACAGCAGATTAACAACTACTACATAGAACTGGAAGAGACAAGCAAGACTAACTATGACCCAAGTCAGAACACCAGCAAGAAAGCAATCGAGCGTGTACTGGTTGAGTTGCAAATGGAAAAGTTGCTAGAGCAGACCAGAGAGGCGATGGTGTACGCGCCAGCAGAGTTGAAGAATCTGTATAGTAGATTTTTAGTAATGTACGGACGGATTGAACAGGAGCAAGCGTGGGCTAGGTCTGAGATGATTCGCAGGGCTAGGCTTGCACGGTGGAAACAAGAAGAAGAGGAGATTCGCCAGATTGAGAAGATGAGTGGGTTGGTTGCTGTTATGTTTATTTCATTGATCTTTGGATGGCTAATGTGGCAACTGTCAAACTTATCTGGTGGGTTTTAATTGCCGTCATGCTATGTATTGTTGTGGGTGTAACCTCAATGGCGTATGTAGAGACTTTGTATATGCGAGCGCAGTTAAAACAGGAAATCAAGGAGTTGCGTAAACTCAAACGAGAACTCAAGGAAAGCAAATGAATGACTTACTCAATCTTCTCAAGGGTGTCGCACCCACGCTGGCAATGGCTGTCGCTGGTCCTATGGGTGCTTCTGCTGTTACCGCTTTGGCTAGTAAGTTTGGCGTGTCTGATAGCGTTGATGCCGTTGCAAAGGCTATTGCTGGCGATCCAGCAGCAACTGCGAAGCTGGCGGAAGTAGAGGCAGACTTTGCCAAGGCTGAACTAGAAGCCGTTACAAAGCGCTGGGAAGCAGACATGAAGTCTGACTCCTACCTATCCAAGAACATTCGTCCATTGACCCTTATAGCGATTCTGAGCGCATACTTTCTATTTGCCATGATGTCGGCATTCAGCGTCAATGTGAACGAGACCTATGTGAAGTTATTAGGTGAGTGGGGTCAACTGATCATGTTGGCTTACTTTGGTGGCAGAACCGTTGAGAAGGTAATGGAGAAACGCAAATGATTGAATTCTTAAAGCAACTATTGCTGGCTAAAGTCAACCGTCCGCAGCCTACCGTTGAAGAGGTTGAGGTACAGGTATGGTCTTTTGTGGTCAAGTCGATCACCATCATGGTTCTTGGCATTGCGTTTGGTGTCTTGTACCTGATCGGCTTTGAAAAGCAAGACCCAGAACTCGCACCAATCGACTCTGTATTCCTTGAAATCTTGAAAGCCATTGCGTTTATGGGTGTCGGCACTATGGGCGGTATCTCAGGACGCAAGGCGTCGACTGCTATTGCGAAGGCTATTGTGGGAGAAGACGATGCAACTAAGTGAACACTTCACACTTGAGGAGGCAACGCACTCCGACACCGCCACAAGGCTCGGTATCAGCAACCAGCCTTCACCACAGCAACTTGAGAACATGAAGGTGGCTGCTGCTGGCATGGAGAAGGTCAGAGAGTTGTTGGGTAAGGCTATCAATGTCAACTCATGGATACGACTGCCAGAGGTCAATGTGGCGGTGGGCGGTAGCAAGGTATCGAGTCACATGGACGGCTGGGCTATTGACTTTGTGTGTAGAGGCTTTGGCACGCCACTAGAGGTCTGTAAGGCTATCGACGCAGCAGGTATCAAGTTTGACCAGATGATCCATGAGTTTGGCGATAAGGGCTGGACTCACATCTCCTTTGCTCCTGAGATGCGTGGACAAAAACTCACCATCTTTAGACCGCAAAACAAATACGCTGTCGGCTTGTTGACGCAAGAAGAGTATGCCAAGGCTCTATGACGAACTTCTATCAGCAGCTCCAGACTCCTGCCGTACCAGACCTGCCTAACCCGCAAGACAGGTATGACCGTCTGACGGTTGCGCAAACGAATGGTGCGTTGCGTACCTTCTTCTTGAAGTTAACAAATGCCTTGCAATCCATTGCGTCACCACGCGGTGGTAGGTTTATAAACAATCCTTACGGGGCATTCCAAGACGGCACAGACCAGACGGCAGCCAATACGACGACTGCCTATGCCATCACATTTGATACGACAGACTTCAACAATGGCGTAACCTTGTCTAACTCGTCAAGGTTGAATGTGTCTCAGGCTGGAATTTATAACATTCAGTTCAGCGTGCAGTTAGTAAACACTACGAATGCGTCGGTTGACATTGACATCTGGTTTCGCAAGAACGGCACAAACATCGACAAGTCAAACTCACGCTTTGGATTAGCACCGCGAAAGAGCGCAGGAGACCCATTCCATGTTATCTGTGCAATTAACTTCTTTGTAAGTCTTGACACAAACGACTATGTTGAACTCATGTGGCGCACTTCAGATGTTGGCGCATACATTGAGCACTACGCTGCCAGCTCCACACCAACAAGACCATCTATACCGTCTGTCATTGCGACGGTTACCTTTGTGTCCAATCTTTCAGCATAATTAGACCCTATGGCACTCGTACCAATCAAAATCCCTGCTGGCGTATACCGTAACGGTACTGAGTACCAGTCTGCGGGTCGCTGGTTTGACTCAAACCTTGTGCGTTGGTTTGAGAACACGCTAAGACCTTGGGGCGGGTGGCGTAAGCGCTCAACCTCTCAGATGACTGGTGTCAGTCGTGGAATGCTGACATGGCGTACTAACTCCGATGAAAGATACATTGCTGCTGGCACGCCTACAAAGCTCTACGCAATGAGTGAGGGTGGAGTCTTAAAGGACATCACGCCAACAACATTCACATCTGGCATCACAGACGCAACGCTAAAGACTGGTTACGGCTACGGCACTTATGGCTCTTCTGCCTACGGTGTAGCGCGTCCAGATTTAGGTTCAATCATTCCAGCGACTACTTGGTCAATGGACTCATGGGGCGAGTATCTGGTTGCGTGTTCATCTGCCGACGGTCAGCTCCTTGAGTGGCAGTTAGGCTTTACCACGCCAACAAAGGCGGTGGCGATTACTAACGCGCCAACGAGCTGCGAGGCTGTGATGACGACAGCAGAAAGATTTGTCTTTGGACTTGGCGCATCAGGTAATCCACGCAAGGTATCTTGGTGTGATCAAGAAAACAATACCGTTTGGACACCATCGGCAACCAATCAGGCAGGTGACTTTGAGATCAATTCAGTCGGCTCAATAAAGTGTGGCAAGCGCGTCCGAGGTATCAATCTAATCTTTACAGATGTCGATGTCCATGTGGCGACATACATCGGTCTGCCTTATGTCTACTCCTTTGAGAAGGCAGGGTCAGGCTGTGGCGTGATCTCCTCACAGGCAGTAGCAGCCATTGACACCGCAGCCATCTGGATGTCTAAGTCAGGCTTTTGGGTATATGACGGCTATGTCAAGCCCTTGGTGTCAGATGTTGGTGACTACATCTTCCAGAACATCAACTACAACCAGTCAAGCAAGGTCTACGCTGTCCACAATAGTAAGTATGGCGAGATCATATGGTTTTACCCGTCTAGCGCCAGCAATGAGAATGACTCCTATGTGGTGTACAACTACCGCGAAGGGCATTGGGCTATTGGCTCTTTGGCTCGTACTGCTGGAACTGATCGAGGTGTATTCACCAATCCTTTGATGATTTCGTCAGACGGCTACATCTACGAGCACGAAGTCGGATTCACTTACGACGGTGCTGTCCCCTACGCTGAGTCTGGTCCTTACGAGATCGGTGCTGGCGACAACATCATGTCGGTGCGTCGCGTCATACCTGACGAGCAGACCTTGGGTGAAGTCGTTGTGTCCTTCAAGACTCGTATGTACCCGATGGCGACTGAGACGACTTATGGACCGTATACAGCGTCACAACCCACAGATGTGAGATTCGCTGCCAGACAGGTCAAGGTCAGGTACACGGGCAATGTCTTAGACGATTGGCGCGTTGGCGTTAACCGTTTTGATGTTGTCGCAATGGGTAAGCGGTGACTTAGAATTGAGTCAAGAATTAAGGGCAGGAAAAGTACCTGTATGTATCCGAGAGGATTACATCTTTTACTTGGAGTTCTTTGAGGGTCTTCTTTGGTTTCACATCGACATCAAGCGATGGTCGTCTGAAGTCAAAAAGGGTTGCCAAAGGGACTTTGCTCTTTTAGAGGATTTAATTGGGAAGCCTATCTACGCGCTGATACGCGAAGATGACATCAAACTTGCAAGATTTGCCAAGTCATTTGGCTGGTCTGAGAAATGTCAAATATCACTATTAGACGGATCGAAGGCTTTTATCTACACCAACAGGTGTGACAAGGGAGATTGATATGGGTGGAGTAGTAGAAGATGTAGTCGGTGGTATCAGCGACTTAGGCGCAAGCCTTGACGACGAGGTTCTTAATACCGATCTTGGTAAAGCAGCATTACTTGCTGGCGGTGCTTATTTGGCTGCGCCATATGTACTTGGAACTGGCGCTGCCACAGGCACAGGACTAACTGCTGGCTCTACTGGCTTGGGTCTTACTGGCGCTGGAACTACTGCCTATGGAGGATTAGGTTCTAGTCTTGGAACATCTTTAGGTGGCTCTACTCTCGGTGCTGGTCTTGGAGGCTCAACCGTTGGTGGTCTCGGATTAGGTGCTGGAACTGCTGCACTTGGAGGCATAGGCGCAGGTCTTGGAACTAGCGCTGCTGCTGGTGGATTAGGTGCTGCTGCTGGAGGCAGTTTGCTTGGCGGTATGACCACAGCAGGACTAGGTACTGCATTAGGCGCTGCTGCATTAGGCTCTAAAGTTCTTGGTGGTAAAGCTCCATCTTCATCTACATCGACAACAAGCATTGACCCAGACATCAAAGCAGCGTATTTACAAAACCTTGCGGAAGCTAGAGCAACTGCTGGCGATTTAGGACAAAGACAGTTTGCTCCATTCCCTGAGTACAACCTTGGTATGGTTCAGAAGTACATGAACCCGTATCAGCAAGAAGTAATCGACTACTCTCTAGCTGACATTGAGCGTGCTCGTCAAGGTCAAATATCTGCTGAAGGCGCAAGGGCAACCGCAGCAGGAGCGTTTGGTGGTACACGCCAAGGCGTAACTAGGGCGTTGGTAGACGAGGCAGCTTTACGCAATGCAGGTAACTTGTCTGCACAACTTCGTCAGGCTGGCTTTGCACAGGCTCAGAACCTTGGACTTTCACAAGAAGAATTGCGTCGTCAATACGAGCAACAAAGACTCGATGCACAACGAAACTTAGGTCTAGAGCGTTTGAATGTGGCGCAAGGCGCTTTGAGTTTGCAACCTGCAAATCTTGGTCAAAGCACTACAACACCAATCTATAAAAATCAAACGGCATCTGCACTGGGTGGTGCTTTGGGTGGTGCTTCTTTGGGTTCATTATTTGGCGGTACAAGCGGTGCGCAGTATGGTGCTTTAGCTGGCGGTTTGCTTGGTTTCCTATAAGGTGCAATGATGGCAAATTTACAAGACTTTAGTGGTTTACTCTTTGGTGGCGGTGGTACTGGTCTTGAAGACTATCTAAGCGCTGATCAGCAAAGTGGAATTAGAAACCAAGCAATGCTGCAAGCAGCAGCAGCACTCTTACAGGCTGGCGGTCCAAGCCGTACACCGATCTCTTTAGGTCAAGCCCTTGGCGGTGCTTTGCAAGCAGGTGCTGGTGGGTATCAGCAAGCACAGCAAGGTGCTGTACAGAGTTTGTTGATGCGCCAGAAACTAATGGAAGCCAAGCGTATGGAAGACTTCCGCAGAGCTTTGCAAACGCAACAAATGCAACCGCAAATGGGTGGTGGTGGTGGTGAAGTCACAACGATCACACCAGATCAAGCCATATCTATGGATGGTCTACCTGCTGGTCCTACCGTTGCGCGTGCAAACTTAATCGGTCAACAAGTGCAAGCGCCTACGCAAAGAATGTCTCAGCAAGATATGTTGTATCAAGACGCAATGAATAAATACATGATTGCTGAAAGATCAGGATATCCAGACATTGCAGCAAAGTATTTAGAGTCA